AAGGGTCCTCTGCTCGTTCTTCCTCAGAAGCGTCGCATACCCGAGGCCCTTGGCCTCGACCATAGTTCCGAACCGTGGTCCGGACGATCGCCGGCGGCCAGCCCCAAAAAGTGTCCGGTGCCACCGCCCGGGCCAACCCTTTCGGCCTGGTCTTCCAACCTCTCCAGCATCTCGGGCCAACGGTCGCCGCCGATCTCCTGGATGGCGGCGGCGAGCGGGTGGCTCGCCTCGATCACCTGGCCGAAGGTCCGGGCCTGGGCCGCTCCGGCGGCGGCCTTGCGCAGCCGGCCGAGGGTGACCGGGCCAATGTCCAGGCCGCGGGTGAACCATTCGGCGAAGCGCGCGTCATCAAGGCCCGATGCCGCGTTCCAGGCCGCGAGCAACCGGGCGAATCGCTCCGCCTCGGCCTGGCTCGGCAGCTTGAACGCGCGGAAAGCGCCCCTTTGCTTGGCGCCGGCGCGCGCGTGCCCCAACAGGATGCTGGCGCGGCCGACGGCGCCAAGGTCGCCAAGCGGGGTGTTCTCCCCGGACGGGCCGCCGCCAGTCCAGCGGCCGTGCCAGTCCCGCGGTTCATCGGGATTGTAGTGGGAATCTCCGTTCCCCGGAGAAAAGTTGGGCATGGTTATCCTCCCTCCGGTGCGGCCGGCAGTCGCCCGAATGCAATTCAGGTTCAGGATGTTTTGGAAAGCCAGGTGACCTGTGGCGGCTTTGCCGTCATCATGGGTTACCCGCAACGCGCGCCTTTATGAGTCGAAGGCCACGAGAAAAACGGTAAGTGCAACTGTCGTCGCAGAGGGGGGCTTTGCCCCCCAAACCCCCCACCAGGAGCGTGACGCCCCTGGACCCGCATGACGTCACGGATTCCTGGGGGGCCGGGTTGACGCCCGCTTGTATCAGGACACGATGGTCTTGATCAGCGTTTCCGTCGATCGCCTGAAGCCGCCGGAGACATCCACCACCGGAACGATGATCTGAGCGTCAGATCTGGTCTGGGTGGTGCCATATTCGACCGAATAGATCAGATTCCGGCGGTACAGGATTTCCTTTTGCACGGTATCGTCATGGGGACTGCTGACATACACCAGCCGGCCGGCGGTGCCGTCGGCCAGCGGGATAAACTCCATGGCGGCCAGCGCCGGGTCGAGCAGGATCGCCACCTGATCCCTCAGGGTGGGATTGTTGGCCCACAGTGCGATCTGGATGTCCCGGCGCTGGCGTTTCAGTTCGCGAAGGCTGGTCCCGAAGGTCCCGGCACGGCCCACCAGGCTGACGGCGCCGGGCACGGTAAGGACCGGGCCGGCGCTGGTGGCCTCGGGATGGTCGGCCACCACCAGCGCCGCCAGCGCGGTGGCGATGGTGGTCGGTGTATCGGTCTGCTGAAGGGCATAGCTGTAGCCGGCCGCGCCGTTCACGATCACGGCCGCGTTCTGCGGGACCGACACCGTCCCGCCGATGGTAACGGTCTGCCCCGAGACGCTGAAGGTCACGGTCGGGGTCGGCGGCCCGGTCAGCAGCCTCCAGGCATTTTGAAACCGGGTAACCACCCGCTCGCGGTTCTGGGCATAGACCGAGACATTGACCGCTCCCGCCCGCAGATCGGCCTCCAGTTCGGGCTTGCTCGGCCAGCCCCGATAGATCCGCACCGCCGCCCCCAGCGCCGAGGGCTGGCCGGTGCCGGCGGGATAGAACACCTGGGCGATGATCGACACCAGGGCGTTCTCGACGTCACTGAGATCCGCCATCACGTCACCGCCTGCTGCACGATCAGCCGCCAGCCGAGATCGGTCAGTTCCGGCACCGACACGATGTGGCGCCGGCCCAGGTCATCGGTGACGATATCGCTGGGTTCGATCACCACACCGCTCCAGGCCGGCAACAGCATGGTCCAGCCCGGTGCCTGGACATCGGCCGGCAGATTGACGTCATTGCGCCCGCCCTTGCCGGCCTGGAGCACCGATGCCGGCCAACCGGTCATCAACGGCACCTCCGACCCATCGATGGTGCCGCCATAGCCGAGGGCGCCGAAGCCGGTCGGAACCGCAATTCGGAACACACTCACGGTCCGGGTGCAGGCGACGGTCAGCACCGGCAGCAACGGCCTTTGCGCCGCCACGAAATACGAGGCGTTCTCTCCGATCAGATAGTCGCCGACCTGGGTCTGGGAGTCGTCGAGATAGGCCAGCCACTGCGACTTGCCGTAAACCTGGGCTTCCCGATAGCGGTCGTCGACCCGGAAACTGGCCGGCAACGTGGCCAGCTTGTTGCCGGGTGCCAGCGGATTGGCCGGTCCGGTGGGACGATAAAGGTCGAAGGGCAAACCGATGCGTTGGGCCGCCTTCGCGTAGCCGGCATAAATGCGGGCCTGGAGCGTGACGCCGTTCATACCACCACCCTCAGACCGCCCTCGTCGCCGAGTCCCGGTCCCGGCTCGGTGCCGAGAAACGCGCACAACCGCCGCCGCCACAGATCCAGCAGCGCCGCCCGGTCGCGCATCTCGTTGCGGTTCCAGGTCCATACCGCCGCCTCGGCGGTGTCGAGATTGGCGCCGGTGCCCGGAACCGCCGCTTCCAGCGTTCCCAGTTGCGCGAGATAGATGGTCCGCACCACCGCTTCCTCGGCCGGGGACAGGTTGTTCATCTTGAATTCCAGATTGCCGTACTGAATCGTGTAACGTGCCCAAAAAAACGGGCTTGGGGTATTGCCGTATACCGGATAGCCGCAATAGCGCCGGATGTCGGTCTTCTCGGCATCGGTAAAGGACATGGATAACCTCCCGCGAATCGGGGCGGACCGGCGACCCGCCGGTCCGCCCCGCGGTGCAAGACGGAACGTCCCGAACTTCGGGACGGACTAAGCGTTCGGGAAATTCTTTCCCGACAGAATTAAGGGCGCTTCAGCCCCTGTTGTGGTCCCCGGTGGTTACAGGCATTCGATGACCGCGGCGCGTTTCCAGTAAGAATTGCTGGCGGTGGGGATCACCTGGGGATTGGCCGTGACGTCGGTGGGGACGCAATAACCGCCACGCCATTTCCAGGACTGGGAGATGATTTCCTGCCAGCGGTCGAGCGGCTGCCGAACCACGGTGCAAACACCGTCGACCCAGGCTTTGGCCGCCTCGTCCTTTTCGGTATCCGAATAGCCGAGACCGGCGTAAGTGCCCTCGATCAGTGCGCCCTTGCCGCAAATGATCGCCCGGCGGATGCGGTTGCCGGTCAGCGCCAGGGTCTGCTGGGGCGCCTCGTTGGTCGGCACGAAGCGAACCCCCAGCAATTCGACGACCTGGCCCTTCTTGTACTCCTCGGAGCCGAACGCCCCCCGATAGAGCGTCTTGAAGTCGGGATCGTTGAACAATTCCAGCAGCGTCGTGTTGTCCAGGTAGCAATTGTAGCTGCCGTTGATGTCGGGAACATTGTTGTCGCGCAGTTGGGCCACCGTGCTCAGCACCAGTTGGATGCCCAGCTGGTCGCCCGCGACCAGTTGCGGGGTGCCAACCCGGCCGTTGGGCCGCCGGATCGACGGCCCGACCGACGAGACCACCGCGTTGCCGGCGGTGCTGTCGGCCACCGTAACGTTGGTGGAAAGCGTGAGCGTCCCCGAGAAGCCGCCGAACGCCGCCAGCGTCGAGGTGTTGGTGGTGTCGCGGGCGGTCCCGACCAGGGTGTAAACGTCGCCGCCCACCGTCACCGTCATGGGATTGGCCGTGGCCACCGGCGTCATGCCGCCGTTCACCAGCACGGTCTCAAAGCCGACGACATTGTCCACATGGAGGGCGGTACCCGGCGCCCCCAGCGTGGTCGTGACGAAGGTATTCCCACCCAGATAGGCGGCATAAAGCGCGTTGCGGGCCAGGCGATCCAGGGATTGCATGGCCTGAATGCCCAGCTTGTTGGTGTTGACCTCGAACTGATCAGCAATGCCGACCAGGCTGGTTTCCATGTTGAGATCCATGGTCGCGCCGTAGGCATAGATGGTCAGGGTGTACTGCTCGATGGTCCAGGTCTGGGGCGCCATGCCGTTGTCGAGCGCGAGGTTGGTGCTGGGATCAAGCGGCGTGGTGGTCGGGAGCAGCAGACCGGTCCGGGTCTTGGTGATGCTCTCGCCGATGCCGATGGCGAAGGGTTCGCGGTCGGCGATGGCGCGAAAGCCGGTCCTGGACGTGAGACCGTCCTTAAAAAAGCGATCCAGAAATTTCGTCTGGATCAGATCCTGGAGGGTTTGCGGCAAATTATTGATAGGCATGGACGAAAGTCCTCTGGTGAGCGCCCGGCCCCGGATACCGGTCCGGGACCGGGGCGTGGCGGGAGACCAGGGGCACCGCGGCGCCCCCGGCAACACGCCGCACCCGGAACGGATGCGGCGATCTCGTGGAATTTTTGACCTGGTTCCGGTGAGGACCCCAGGTCTGGACAATAAAAAAGGCGCCGCGGAAACTCCGGGCACCAGGCTGTTCGACCGACTCTCAAGGTCCCGCGGTCGGTATCACCATCCGCGAAGGTACTGGTCGTAGGTACTGATGTATTGCGGGCTCATCCGGCCGTCAAAGCCGGCCCGCCCGGTGGCCGGCCGGTCCGAAATCTCGTCAAGCCGATCGAAGACCGCCC